TTATATGTTACTAATTCTACTTTACTTAATGTATATTTTGGTCTTTTTTCTTTTGGATTATCAAATAAGAAATTCATCATTTCAACCATTTTATCTGCCATCTGTTTTGCTGTTAATCCATTTTCTAAACAAAATTTACGACCTTCTAATCCAAATTCGTTTCTATTTATTGTTTCTAGATCATACCATTGTCGAATTGCATCTCCAACATCTTCAAATTTTACTCTATCATCAAATATATATGGTGTTTGTGGCGATCCTTGTAATGATCTATTAGACGGAAATACAGGTTTTGCCCAACTGCCATGTTTTTTATATTTTCCTTCATGATTAGTTGAGAATGAATCATCAAATGTTATCCATTCTCCGTTTTCATCTTCAAATCTACATTGATCTTGTAATCCGCCAGTAACAGTATTAACAATAGGAGTACCTGCTAATAATGATTCGGTGCTACTTAGTCCCCAGCCTTCATTAGATGCAATATTTACAGTAACATCTGCTACGTTATACATTGCGTTTAGGTCTCCCGCTCCTACTTTTGCTTCTGAAAAGAATATTTTACATTCTGGAGCTATACTCTCCCAAATAGCTCTTAAGTCTGTACCATTTTGATCTGATATTTGAGTATGCATAACTAATGCAACTTTATCTTGATCTTTTTTTGGCAAATTATTTCTAAAATGTTTAAATGCTAAGATTACATCAGCTGGAAGTTTTCTCCTTATATTTCTATTGTTCCAAAAAACAACAAATTCCACATTATTTTTAACTTTAATTTCATTATATGCTTTTTGATACAATTCATCATCTTCTGGTATTGGTTTAAATTTATCTGAATTTAATCCATGTGGAACAAAGCCAGTAATAATTTTATCCCATTCTAAATTAGGAGTTTTTGTATTATCTTCTACATCATAATCATACACCCCATATCCGTTCTGTCTCAACACTTCTCGATGTATATTATCAGATTGTTTAGAAATTCCCATTATTAAGTCACAGCTACCGTAAAATGGTGAATTCCACATAGGATATGGTAAATCGTCCCAAATTGAATAATATACAATTGGAGTGCCATATGTTGTTTTTATTTCATGCTCTAGTTGATATAACCAACCCCAATATCTAGGATCAGTGAAATGAAATATAGCATCTGGTTTTTCTTTGTTTAATATTGAAAATAATATATTTCTATCTCCATACCCATTATATGGTATAATTTTAACATCTGCATCTTCAACGCCAGTTTCTTTTTGTACATCTGCAGACAAATCGAATGCTTTACCAGCATCAGGATGATTTACTGCGGCTCCAACTTGAATCCAATCATAATGTTGTACAGTATTTAAAACAATTTCTTTTGATATTGTTCCAATTCCAGATGGTAATCTAAAATCATCTGATAATAACAATATTTTTTTCTTTTTTGGTTTTGTAGGATCTAGTTTTCTTAATTTTGGTAACTCCATTAATTTCCTTATAACTTTGATATAAATATTAACCTAATATAACTACTGGCTTATTTAGTTTTTGTATTTTACTATACGCCGTTTGCAATTGGGGATTCATTTTGTTTTCATTATTTAGTACTATCATATAATCACAATTTTCTGCTAATATTCTCATTCGATGTAATAGTTGAGAAAAGTGATATGATTTTCCATAGTATGATTCAGGTAATGCTGAATATAAATTTCTTCCAGTATATGATGGATTATATTCTTCATACTTTATACTAAATTCTAATGCAAATTTTCTAATCATGAAATTTGCTCCTTCAGTACCACCAGCTCCTACTATAGTTAATTCGTTTTTAAACTTTTGTTTTAGTTCAGTTAAAACTTTCTGAACTTTTCTTTTATTTTGCCATTCTTTATTTCCAATTACAGCTATCTTCATTTACCCGTTAATAACTGTTTTTGTTTTTAGGTTTTTAGAATCGGCAGTATGTGCTAACATCATTTTTAATGAATCTAGTTTGCCTTGTGCATCTGCAAATTTTGCTATAAAGTTATCAATTTCTGTAACTAAATCTGGATGTTCGCCTATGCCAACTGAATTGTTTAAATAAACATCTAATTTTGCTACTGCTTCTGCTTTTTGTGCATGATATTTTGCATATAATGCATCTAATAATAATCCATTCATATTTTTCCTTTTTATTTATTATATTAAAAATTATTGACGAATCCTATCTTCTTTGGGACAATTATCATAATCCATTTTGAATGGACACCACTTGCAATGCTTAGATCCTTTTCCAGCAATAGATAGATAATTTTGTTCTACTCGCTTATTGCCATTTGCATCAAAACAAAATTCTATAAATGAGTCAATATCACGTTGAATTTGTTTTCGTGTAATAGATCCAGAAGCAGGATTAAGTATTTGTATACGTCTTTGTGGGAACATTGATTCTTCTAATAATTTTCGTTTTACTATAAAGAATTCAATGTCTATGTTGTCAATTGGAGTGCCAAATTGATCTGCAAAATACTTTTTATATGCAACTAGTTGTGCTGCTTTTAACTTATCTGCCTTTTGCCATTTATTCCACCCCATTCGGCTAGTTTTAATGTCTAATATTTTTATTTTATTTAGTACAGTATCTCTAACTACTATATCTATAAATCCATACCAATATACATTTTTATTAGTTAGTGATGCCGGTACACCTAATTCTACTTCTATACCAACTAGTTCCATATTCTTAGTAGAAAAATATTGAGCTCTTCTTTTCTTAAACCATTCTATAATTTGAATACCATCTTCTAAATGTTCTGCTAACTCTTCTGGAGTAGAAAAATGAATTCCATTATTTGCTTTTAGTCCTTTAGTATATTCTAATTTTAGACAAGTTAATAACATATCATGCAAATCTATTTCATTTGCTGCTTTTACTGATTGAGTATACATTACAGTTAAATATTCTTGTAATGTTTCATGGAAAGCTGTACCAAAACATGTTGCAATACTATGAGTAAATGGAGCTAATTTATCAATATATGATAGTTTCCATTGCTTTGGACATTTTGAAAACATTGACCATTGAGAATATGATATCTTTGCAGGTACTTTAGATACATCAGTTAATGATAATTTATATATAGGATTTATGTAACCGCTTTTCATATTATGGATACATTATTAAGTCTTGTTTACACTCATTAAGTAGATCATCTTTCATATCAGCAATCTTATCATAAAATTCTTCAATTGCTTCATCATGCTTTTCTTGAGAGTCAAAATCTTCATCATCTGGATATGGTGGTATATTATCATCTTCTACTATAAATTCAGATCCATGTTGATTTGCATATCCGCCCGAGACATTTTGATATGCTTCGTCTTCACTTGTAGCCTCCATTTCAAAATCTCCAAACTTTTTAAAGTGTTCTGCTAATTTATGAAATAACTCATCCGGTGGATACCAGGCAGAATCAAATGTTAAATCAATGGTATCATCGTCAAGTTGCCAGTCATGAACAAAGCACCATTTAGTTCCTAAATTTTCTGTATTCCATTCTCTTGAATATTCTTCAGGATAATCGTCATATATTAATTTAAATAAATTTTCTGCTACTATAGTCGACTTTTGATTCCAGTCTGACTTTTCTACTTCTGGCGTAATAATCTTATCTGAGAATTCTTTTATTACGTTTTTTGAAGATTCAATACTTACATTAGTATATACGTTATTTGCCATAATATTTTTATTATATTATAAGAAATTATTTGGAATGATCCAAGTATTCAACTAAATATATATCAATTAAATCTTCGGATTTGCTAGTATACTGATATTGGATATTTAATGAGTCTGTATTGGTTTGTACAAACATCATTTTTTTCCTTTCAACATCTTTTTTATTTCTTTTTCATTATATCCATACTTTGACAACAAAGTACTGCAACTATCTTTAGACATTAATTCAACATAATCAATGGCTTCTGTCTTACTTACTAGATAGTGGTCTGCAATTTGTGAAACTAAATTAGTATCATACTTATCTTCCTTTTTTCCTTTTATGTACTTAGCAAAGGTTCTCTGGGCTGGTAATAAGCCGTGATAGAGACGATAAGTATCTCTTGGTGATAATAACCCAATTGTATATTTTTGTAACTGATTAATTACTTCAATTAGTTCCATTCTCATTGATAACCATCTATTGACAATAAAAGGAGCGAATTTTTTATGATCTATATCTGTATATTTAGACCATTCTTTCTTTTCATGTGTCATTCCATTAATAAAGTCGAAGATAGTTGCAGGTTTCTTTGTCATAGTTTATACTTGTGCTTATATGTATCAATAAATGATTTGCCAACTGCTAATTCTAATACTAATGCATTTTCAGGAACTCCTGGCATTTTCTTTTCATTAACAACGTCGACATTTTTGTTTTTAAAAACTTTCATTTTAGTTTTAGCATTTTTTCTATTAGAAGTTTTAAATACTAAAACTACAGGGCCTTGTATGTATGTAGCTCCCATTATTTTACTTCTGGTTGAAATTCTTCTGGGACTGCGCCACAATCATCGCATCTAAAAACGGGTACTGGATATACTGTGTCTTTGTCTTGACCGGTTAAGAATCTAGATACTTTATTAATACACATTACTTGTCGAAAATACATACCAGTGCATTCAGTGCATATCATTGGTTTTAAATCAGAAGGATTTATTTTTTTATTAGGTGTATTCATATTATTACTTTATAATTCATTCATTAATTTTACAAACATTGCCATTATATTTATTTCTTTATCAACAACACTTGTATCTGTATATTGAGATTCTGCTATAATTAATATACACGAAGCTATACTACCAGTTGCAAATTCGTCTAAGTTATCATATAAAAATGTATATAATGGTGTAAAGTCTCTAACTTTAGAATCTGCAATAAGTTGTCTTAATTTTTTAAATGATTCTTTTTTATCTTTAATATTTTTTAATATTGTTAATAATTCAGTCATATAATTAGCTTGTACTACACTATTTTTGTCTAATACTAATTTACCTTTAACAACATGACTTTGAGCAGCATTAATTGCTCTTCTTATGTCTGGATATGAAGAATTAATAATAGCTGCAACATCTTGTACATTATATTCTATTTGTTTTTCTTCTAAAACGGTTACTAATCTTTGAGCTACATCCTTTTTACTAGGAGGTGTTATGCCAAATGTCTGACATCTAGATTGTATTGGATCTATAATTTTTTCAACATAATTACAAGTTAATATAAATCTAGTAGTCCTACTATATGTTTCCATTAAGTTTCTTAATGCAGCTTGTGCATTTGGTGTCAAATAATCAGCTTCATCTAATATAACTATTTTCCATCTTTTAAATCCTACTGTAGATGCGTATCTTTTTATTTTATCTCTAACTGCATCGACCGAATTTTCATCTGACGCGTTAATATACATTAAATCTGCTTCTACGTTATTTGCTATAATCTTTGCTAATGTAGTCTTTCCAGTACCAGCTCCACCATAAAATAATAAATGTGGAACATCGCCATTTTCAATAAAAATTTTAACTTTATCAATAATATGCTCATTACCAATATAGCCATCTAATGTACTGGGTCTAAATGCTTCTACCCAAAGTGTATTTTCTGTTACTTTAAACATATTTTATTTTTTTCCTGTTGAACCAAATCCTCCGGATCCTCTATTTGTATCAACTAGTGCTAATACCGAGTTCCATTTTATTTGTTCAACTTTATTTAATACTAATTGTCCTATTCGTTCGCCTTTTTCTAAAGAAACTTTATTTAATCCATGATTAATTAAAATTACTCCTATTTCTCCTCTATAATCTGCATCAATAGTACCAGGCGAATTTAATACAGTTATTTGTTTTTTATATGCTAATCCACTTCTAGGTCTAACTTGTATTTCGTACCCTATTGGTATTTCAACATATAATCCAGTTTTAATTAGAGTACTCAACCCAGGGCCTATTATTGCTCCATGAGTAGATCTAATATCACATCCAGCACTTCCTACCGTTTCATAGCTAGGAAGATCATTATCTGATTTATTTATTACTCGTACTTCCATGTTTAGTTTTGTAATTGAACTAACCAATAATTTGACTCAAAGTCAGTACCAGTAAAATCTATTCTTGCTAATCCGTTTGATGATATACGCATAGTACCTTTATCACCTTTATTAGCAGTTAATACTTCTTTTAGTTTATCAGCTGAAAAACAAATAGCGTCTAAATCATTAGCTGTGCCATCTATTTCAAATGTAACATTGTCAGAATTAATAGTTGTATAATTAATAATAAATTTAATTTTACCATTTGCTACTTGTATTGCAAAATTCTTTGCATCTGGTAGAGCATTTTTTGCTTTAATAAACTTATTGACAAACAATTCATCAATATCAATTGTAACTTCATATTCTGGTTCTGCGTTAATTGCAGGAACTGCTGGTATTACGGAAGTATCAGCTAACATAAAAGTCATTGTTGTACTTCCTTCTTTTATTTTCATTGCATAATTTTTGCCTTGTGCATCATTAACTTCAATGTCAATATTTTCACCTACTGCAGATAACATTTTTGTCAATGCACCAGTATGATTAATACCTAATTCACCTTGCATAAATGGATCTGTTTTCCATTTAACTTTACCTACTACGGTTTGATCTACATCTATTAATTCACAATTAATAGAAGATTCATTTGCTTTAACAGTTACTGCTTCACAGTTGCCTGCTAAGTAATATCTATTTATAAACGATTGTAATTTACTTTTTTCCATTGTTTTACCTTTTTAACTTTTAAAAAACTTATTAAATTGATTTGCATCAGTAGTTGATATACTATCACCACCAAATTTCTTATATGTTTTCTTATATGTTGCATAAACATTCATTGCATTGTCTGGATCGTCAAACATTGCGTGTAATGATAATATAACATCATATAAGTCTTTTGGAATTGCAGTTTCTAACAATTCAACATGATTATTTACTAATTTACTAACGTCCTTAGCAATATCTACATATAAATGTGTATTATGTATAACCATTCGTGGCATACCTTCTTGACTATATCTGTCTAATCCTTTTGCAGTTTGGCCTCCTAAGTAATCATATGTAAAATCATTACATGCCGGACAGCCTAAGCTACATGGAACGTGTCTTGAAGTATCAATATTAACCGTTTTATTTAAACGATTTGCATGAGATTTTCTTCTATACTCATTATTCTTTGGAAAGTATAATTCAGTAAATGTTTGTGTCTTATAATTTCCAGAATGAAGATATGTTCCAAAAACAGGATATTGTCCTGGTGAGCTAGAATCAGTTGAAAATAATACTCTATTATCAGTTAATTTATTAATTAACTTCTGTAACGTTGCTAGTATAAAGAAATCTGATATTTTTGATATTCCTAATAAATGAATATATTTTACATGATTCTTTTCAAACTCACGTTCCTTTAACATTAATGCAATAACATACATAAAGTCAACTAATTTTTTAGGACCTCCAATACACCAGCCGTTAAATGCAAAATCTTTGAACTTATGATACCATTGTTCATATTCTTCATGATATGTACCTTGTATAACATTTAAAAAGTCTGTCTTACCTGTTTGTTTAGATTCAAAATATTTAAAATTGTCAAAGCTAATATCCATGGACTCAGCAAATCTATTTTCATACTTTGCTCTAGGTGGTATATCTAAATTTGCTGCTACATCTGAATTATGTTCTAACCATTCAAAGATTCTCTCACGAATTGTGCTGTCCCATTTTAAAGCGCCAGTTGCTATTTGGAATCCTCCCGAATCCCCAAATACTAATACTTCGTCATCTAATCCCATTTGATCACGGAAATCCATTTTTTTGAAATGATGCCCTGCAGTAATTAAGAAATATGGATGTCTCCATTTTTCAGGATACTCTTTTGAAAAGAATCTTGTTGTAATTCCGTCTTCAAATTTTGTATTCTTTTTAAATGCAGACACCATACTGCCGGCAGATAATGATGGATAATATATAAAATTTTTATCCATATTATTAATCTACTATTTTCCATTCTGCAGCTTCGCCAATTTTAGCTAGCTGTTCAAATATAAACGTTACAATTTCACTACTTTGGTTATCTAAACAATCTTTTTCACTTAATTGTTCTGCTAAAGTTGTAAATGGTGTTGTTATTGTGTTTTGTATTTGTGCAATACCGTTTTTATCAATTTTCATAGTTGTTCCTCCTGGTTTAATAAGTGTAAGCAATAATCTTTTTCGTGCCACACATTTATTTCGTTTTTAATTTTATTTGATACTATATAAGCTTCCATTTTTCTACCTAAGTTAGATATATCTCCAATTAATGGATGTTTTTTAGGCGAATCGATTGCTTTATCTAATGTTGTCAATGCGTCAGTTAAATCAAATGCTTTATATAATCTATCATTATCTATAAATTCTGGAAATGATCTAAAATTTGGATATACTATGTCAGCACCAAATATAGTTGCTTCTATAACAGTCCATGATACATAATCTTGTAATGCTGTATTAAATTGTATAGAGCAAGTTGCTAATTCTGCATAATATTCTTCTTTTGTTAGATTACTTAGTAATTTAAAATTTTCATTTTCATTTGCTAATTTATTAAGACTTTCTATAACTCCAGGCAACATAGATTTAAATTCTGCGCCAGATGTTGTTACGTGCCATTCCCAACCTGGATGAGTTTTGAGAAATTCACGTGCTACATTCATCATAAAATATGGGTTTTTTTCTTTATCTAATCTACTAGATGAAACAACAACTTTTTTACGATCTGTGTCTGGATCATAATTGGGTAGTTTATCTAATGTAGCTTGTTTATCAATTGGTAACGAAACTACATGTATAGGAGATTCAAATCCAGCATTTCGTAATTGATCTTTATGAATAGATGATCCTACAAATATACCAGTCATTCGCTTATCTAAGCCTAACTCAAAACCTCTCATCCAAGATTTCATTGGATATGTAAAATCATATTCATCAACCGACTGTGCATGAAGCATTGCATATATGTCTAATTTAATTCCATATAAATCTATTGCATATAATATTGATTCAATACCAGGATGCCAATAATCTTGAAGAAATATAACATCTCCGTCTTTAACTTCATCATTATTTAACATATCTAAAAAGTTACTACATTGACTCATTGCAAATTTACCTCT